AAAGCGCTGGCAGTCGTTGAGACTGGCATTAGAAATAAAAAAGCATTACCAAAGATGTCGACAACTGACAACCCTTTTGGTGATTATACAGCAGGAGCTCCAGCAGCCGACACAGCAACCACAACTTATGCCGAAAGGTTATTGGAAGTTGAGCCTATGGTATTGTTTGAGAAATTTTTACCAGAAGATTTTGACGATGTTTGGGAGCAGTTCCAGCCTAATGGTGACTTCACCAATGCAATGGAAAACCCAAAAGTGTTAACAGCCATTTTGGATTTACATAAAAATTCAATGGGTAGACAGATTTCTAAATTGTTTTTCCAAGGCGACAAAACACTTGGTGCAGGTAACGCAATGAATAAATTTAACGGTATCATCACCCGTGCTATTGCTGACGCAAACGTACCAAAAGTATTGGCAGCAGGTGTTATTACAAGTGCCAACGTTGTGGCAATTGTTCAAGCTACGTACAACGCTATTCCTGACAAGTTCATTGGTAATCCTGATTACAAAATCTTGATGAACATGACTGATTACAGGTTATTGCAAATTGCTAATATCGAACTTAAAAAGGCTTTTGATGGTGTTCTAGGTTTAACTGAGTTAGATCGTTTCTTGAATACTCAAATTATTCCTTTGGTGTCTATGCCTAAAGATTATATCTTGGCTGGTATTTGCACTACTAACCGTGCTACTTCAAACCTTTTCATGGGTGTTCTACAAGATGAAAAATCTGAAGTGCCACGCATTGAGAAAGAAGCAAACGGTTCTAAGTATTACTTTATACGTGTTGACGTGAAAGCCGATGCAAACTACCGTGAGGCAAGTGAATTGTTACTTTATAAACCTGCTTAATTTATGAAAAATATACTAATCTTTGTATTGTTATTCGTAGCGTTTAACATACAAGCTCAAGAAAGAATGGTTTCAATCCGTCAGGATACTGTAATTGCTGAAACCACAATCTTTGCACCCGGGTATGATAACACCTTTGTCGGTGCTCAATTGTATTCAGGCGTTGTGGGGTTTCAATTCACAATTAAGAATGTAACTGATTCACTTAATAATGTGAAACTTTGGGGTACATTTGACGGAACTAATTATATTTTAGTTTCAACTTTGGCAGACTGTAATACTGGTTCTGAGGCTAATTATATAATCAGTACTACACCGCCTTTGTATTTGAAATATAAGTTAACAGCAACCGCCGCCGCTGGTGACGCTGCTGTGGTTAAGAATGTTATTTATTTCCAAAAGAAATAGTTATGCCTTGTATAATAAATAAAGCTGTTGCTTTCGATTGTGCAACTATCACGCAGCCGGGCGTTAAGGCGAATGTAATTGTCATTAATCATGATGATTACTTAGCCGCCATGGCAGCGGGTAATATAACCGAAAGTGGCACTACTGAAGAGATAACCGCCATTGTCTTAACGACTGGCAAAAAAGGGTATCAGTTCTCAGTACCGAAAAGCTCAAACATCATAGCTACAAGCCCTATTCGTAGGGTTGATGGTCTTGATGGGTTCGATCATTCTGTAAACGTTAGGCTTGCTACTATTGAGCAACTTGACATTAAGCAGATTTCTGGAATGCGATTCAATAAGGTTGTAATTATTGTGCAACTTTTGGAGGGGCGTTCTAAAGTATATGGTGCAAATGTAGGATTACGATTAATTGAAATGGAGATTTCAGACAGCGATGCGAACATGGGTAATACCGTGAGATTCGTTGCTCAAACTGATGACAAAGAAGCTCCTGAGTTAGCCGTTCCACAATTAGTTGCATCAACTGTTGATTTATCTACATTATTAGTAGCTGCTGTTTAGTATGGCAAAAAAAACTGAAAAGGTAGAAAAGGAAGTATCTGAAGATTTTAATCTTGAGGCTTACGAAAAGGTAGTTTTTTTAACGCTTGATAAGTTGAAGCGTAAAAATGAAAAACTAACCGATGCAGAGGAAAAGGAATTGGAAGCAGCTGAAAAGATTGCTTTCAATAACCCGGGTAAAAAAGCAATGAAGACCGAAACATATGTAGTAAGTATGCGGACGGTTCGACTTGTAAAAGGGTTACCAACGCCTGATGAAGTGATAGGGTTGTTTAGTGCCGAAGGGCAGAAAAACTTATTCTCATAATAATTAAAGCCTCTATTTTATAGGGGCTTTTTTTTTGTTAAAATAAATTGTAACTTTGATAAAAATATTTTAGCATGGCAGAACAAACCGAAATAGTAAAGAAAACCCAAACAATCAATACAGTACAGCACAGCGTTTATGTTAAGCGACTATCAGTGCCGAGAATGGAATACAACTATAATTGGTTTATTCCGTACGATGCTGACAATTTATATCCTAATAAAATCCGCTCAATTGCTGAAAGGTCTGTAACTACAATGACGGCTATATGGACGCATTCCGATTTTTTAGGAGGTCAAGGGTTTGGCGAAGCGATAAATAAAACAATTGTTAACCGTGAACAGGCTACCATGCTGGAGGTGGAAAAATCCGCATCGAAGCAACAAAGCATGTTTAATGGTGTTGCATTGCATTTTAATTACAATAGACTTGGACAAATTGTTGAGGTTAATGTAGTACCTTTCGATGGAGTAAGGTGGGCTCGTGATATGAAGAGTTTCTTTTATTCGCCCGATTGGTCACAGGTTGCTTATAGAAATAATAGGGATGTTGCGGAATATAAGCCATTTAATCCTGACAATGTAATTGCTGAGATAAATGAAGTAGGCATTGAAAATTACACAGGTCAATTATTATATTGGATTCCTAGCTTGCATGACATTTACCCTGTTTGCCGATTCGATGCGGCTGCTAACTTTGCACAATTTGAAGATGAAAGTAGTATACACCAATTAAGGTCAATACAAAATGATTATGCAATAGGTGGGTTAATCAAATTGCCACGAGCTTTGTTTAATGACAAAGACGAAAGCGATACAACTGAAAACTTAACAGTAAATTTCAAAGGTGCTCCAAATGCAAATGCATGGATGATGATCCCCGTAACGAATGAAGAACATTTTAAAGGCAAATTCTTTGAAGCCACAACCCGACAAAATATCGATAGCTTTTTTAAAACTCAAAATGAGCAGGCGAAAAGCAATATTTATGAAATGTATCAGCAACCTCCGATCTTAAATGGTAAAAGTTTTGGTGGCATCTTTAATCAAGAACAATTTATTGATAGTTTTGATTACTACAATAGTAAGACACAAGACGAAAGGGATAGTTTGCAAAAGATTTTTAACCGCTTTTGGAAATATACTATTTGGTCAAAAGGTGAAGAGCTTGTAATTATTCCTAAAGAGTATATTCAAAAAAGGGAGGTGGCAAATGGCAGCAGTTTTTAACATATCAGACGTTTCTAAAATTAGGAAAATAAGTACCTCATTCGACCCCATTAGGTTCGATGCATTTGCAATGGTGGCGCAAGATGAAAATCTAAGGTTATGGTTAGGCGATGAATTACATAATGATTTCATTACTAACATAGCCGAAGCAAAGCATCAAACATTGCTAAATGGTGAGGTTTATAATGGCAAAAAGTTTTATGGATTAAAACAATATTTGTGTTATGCATGGTTATTTATCAACGCCATCGAGGGTGACGATTTTCAAAGTAATGTTGGAACGGTCAATTTTGGTCAGCAACCTAACTATCAACATCCAAAAGGTAAGAGCTTAACGATTGACAAGTATTCAGATAGCATGAACATATACAAAGAGAATGCAATTGCTTACTTGAATGAGAAAGCGGCTATATATCCTTTATGGCAGTCAACTGATTTACCTAAAGGCGGTGCTTCACTTCGATTTATTCGTATCTAATGGCAGTAACGATAGCAAGTTATCCAGTAACGATTGCAGGGCAGAATGTTTTTGCAGGCTATTCGCCTGTGAACATTGCTTTTTTTCGTAATGATTTAGCCATAACAGGAACATCGCAAGGCATTGATAACACGGTAGTAATTAATATAACCACGGATATAACCACAGAATTAAACATAGGTGATTTCCTTTACCTAAATTCTGAGGATTACGATGTATTTGCAGAGGTTATGGAGGTCGAACCTATTTATATTCGTATCAATACGCAATGGCTGGGAGCTGGTTCAACAGGGGGGTACATCAATTATAAACAAAATTGGTATTTAGAATTAGAATTAATTAACCCATTGAATGAATTGGCAAAGGTATTGCCTTTTACCTTGCGCGATAATGGCAGCAATGAGGGTAATGTAGTTATTGATTTATCAATTGTGAATGATTTGAACCGAACGTTAATCCCTTCATATGCTTCAATAAACGAAATAACTATACAAAGAAAAAAGTTTGACATTAAATATAGGGAGGTTTATAGAGAGGGTACAACCGCTTATACTCGCATTACCAATCCTATTATAATTATACCTGCAAAAGAGCAAACAACACTTGAAACATTTGGGAACTCATTTAGTGAGCCTGAATATTATAAAGGTTATCCAAACGGTGCGGTGTTTACTCATTCCGACACATCGCCAATTTTTGCCAATAATATCAATTTTTACTTCGATCAATTAAATATCAATAAAAATATTATTTCAGGAAATAACCAATTAGGTATAATTGACGCTGGCACTTTCGGGAAAATCTTTGTGCCATTAGTAGCATTGGATTTACTAAGCGAGTGCGAATACATTGATTTAAAAACAAGCGATGCAAACATACCTGAATTTAACCCCTTAGATTTTACAAACGATTTTAATATAGCATAATTATGAGCAATAACCGAACCGAACAGCAAGCCGCAATTAGCGCACTATCAGCAACCGTTGACCTTGCTGAATTAAAGGCAGCATTAGAACAAGCTGGGTATGTATTTAAAAAAGATGTAGCCGCCACTATTTCAGGAACGTCTGGCGCATTAGTAGCCGACTTTACAATAAACGACACTTTAGTTTCAACAATAACAGGCGATGCAACTTATTCGTTTGTAGGGCTTGAGAATGGTCAACGTGCTAAATTAATAATTAATAAGGGAGCAAATGATTCCGCTTCATTTGTTGGCATTGGGGGTACTAATGACGGCAGGCGCATTGGCACTACTCAATTGCTTTATGATGTTTTAAACATTAACGGCGACATAATCCTAACCCAAATCAATTACCAATTTGGTGGCAGTTTGGCGGCGGGTGATTTTGATGTTTCACCAACGCCTGATGCTAGTTTATTAAGTATTGAAGATTGTGCTTTTGCTATTAATAATAACATTAATAATTTTAGGGGGAAATTAAGGATTCAATTATCTGGAAGTCCTTTAGGTTCACGTAGTGAGTTTCAAATAGAGATTCCAAATTCTCGCGTTTTGGGTGATTTTACTGGCAGAAACCACTCTGGAGGCTGTTGTTTAGACACTGGCTCTGTATTAAAAGCCCCTGTCGGTGGGGTAATTATAGATACTGGATCGGGTTATCAGATGAATTTTAGGTCGGCGGATGCGATTAGTACTGTTTCTAATTTCTATTTATATTTCAACTTCGCCATATGTATAAAGTAATCACACCCGAAAGCGAAGCCGATGCAAATTATGCAGCCTATGAGTATATGCTAGGCTGGTTTGATATGCAAGGCAATTGGCAGCAAAAATTATTCACTGATTGGGAAAATGAGCAATCGTTTGAAAATGAAGTGTACAATAATAAGCGGGTGGGATTAATAGGTGCGATAAATAAAGATGAAATGAAAAGCGTAATGTTAACCGTTTACGATGCAACATTAACAGATTTGCAGGTGTATTTAAGCATGTTCAGAGCTGAAAAGGTTTGGCGCATTTATCGGGATGGCAGCACCGAGGCGGTTGCTCCTGATTCTAAAACATTGAAATATTTACAAAAAGGTATTCTTTATTCATTCACATTTGATATTCAGCATGTTGTATGATTCTAGAAATAAACAACCAGCCTGTCGATTATGTTGGTGCAATAGCATTAACACGCCAAACATTTGACGCTAATAATTTAGGCTTAAAATTATTGGATATTACCAATAACATAACCTTACCGAAAACCGAAAACAATAAGAGAATAATATTAGGAGCAAACAAACTTGAAAGCGATGCCCTTGATGTACTTTATGATTGTAAAGTAATTGATAGCTACATTATTTTTGCAGGCGTTGGATATTTAAAAAATACTGGCAAAGAATGGAAGTTGCAATTGGTGGACGGTTCAAAAGTATTCTTTGAACAAATATCAAAAGACTTAAATGAATTGGATTTGGAAAATGAAGATTTTGTTTATGGCTCAAGTGCTTACAATGCTTTGAAAAATCTTTCGGCCAGCCCATGGGTGTGGTCAATTGTTCAAATGCATAAAACAGTTGCTGCTAGTGATTTACAATACTTGCGCCCTCATTTTAGCGTTTGGTCATTGCTTCAAAAGATATTCAACTCACGCGGATATACTTTGAATGCGGATACAAATATCATTCAAAATTTAGCGATCCAATCCAATAGCGAAGATTTCAAATTTACAAGCTATCAGAAAACATTGAATGGCAATTCGCTAAGTTCATTATTGATTAATGACTTTGTGAATGTAGTAACGCCAAATTATGATTCAATAAATTTAGGAACGGTTAAGCAATCATTTAAAGTTCGCGGAATGATTACAAGCGATGCGGGTGCAACATTTAAATTTAATGACGATATAATCGAAATAAAAATAGGTACTAATTATTATGATGAAGAAACAAGCGAACTTGAGGGTGACGTTACGATTAGCTTAGTGGGTTCGGCTACCTTTGACAATGTACTGCTTTATACTTTGATTAGTGAAAATTCATTTGATAACATAGCTACATTTAACCCAAATGGGTACAAAGTGAAGTGTTATGATAACATGCCGAAATTTTCGCAAAAGGATTTATTAATGGATGCATTAACCTTTAGCAATTCAATAATAGTACCCGACACTTTGAATAAGGCAATTAATTTAAAGAGCCTATCAAATATTAGCACTCAAAATAAAATAGACTGGACTGCAAAATTTATTGATGATTCTGAAACCATTACAAGCTCAGTTGACGGATTGGCAAAGGTTAATAAATTAAGCTACGATAATAATGTGGGTGATTCATTTTTCAATAGCTCTTTAGCCTATTTAAAGGATGGAAAGGAATACATTAAACTTAGGTATTCAGGCAGCACCGATAAACAGGATTATGCTGTTTATAATACCTATGAACTTGACAAAGATAATAACAACGTGCGAACTGATGGCGATGGCTTACATATTGTTTTAGTGGATGGCATTTATGGAAAATTCGCACCGATTAACTGGCTTAACTTAAAAGTGAATTATTATGAAGCATTATTTAATTCATTCAATAAGCCACGCCAAATTGAAGCCATGTTTAATCTGAGTAAATTAGATGTAGTGGGCTTCGATCCTTTGCGATTGGTTTACCTGCAGCAATACAATTCTATTTTTTTAGTGCAATCAATTGATGGATGGCAGCCAAATGAATTAACAAGCGTTAAGTTGTTAAAAATTGACATGCCAATAAGTTTGGCTGGGGTTATTCCACCGCCTCCTGCTCCTATATTAGCAACAGTTACAACTGATAGTGTTTCAAATATACAACAAACAACGGCTACAAGTGGTGGAGATGTAACAAGCGATGGCGGTGCAACGGTTACGGAACGCGGAATATGTTACAGCTTAACAGCAAACCCGACAACTGCCGATACTAAAGTAATAACTGGCAATGGATTAGGCTTATTTATTAGTAATATGACAGGCTTAATATCCGAAACAGCATACCATGTAAGGGCTTACGCGATAAATAGTGTTGGTACTGCTTATGGTGAGGATAGGACGTTTACCACTGAGTCTCAAGTCCTTACATATGGAAATTTATATAATTATTATGCAGCTATTGATGCCAATTTTGCACCAAGTGGGTGGGGCTTAATAACATTGGAAGCAGCTTTAGAGATAGAAGCTAATGGAACGCCTGCTTCATTTTATGAACAAAGGGGGGGATTTCGTCATGCTTATGGTACTTTTGAAGGGTTAAACGGTATAGTTTGTTTAGGTATGTTCGCTGATGTAACTGGAGGTGATATGTTGTGGTATGGTTATTTATCTCCCACCGAATGGAATGTTTACCCGCTTGATCCTCAAACCGGTCGTTCAGTTCGGTTATTATACACAGACGGTGGTGCTCCACCTTCAACCGTAACGGATTACGATGGCAATGTTTATGATGTCATTCAAATAGGTTCTTATTATTTAACGTTACAGAATTGGAAATGTACCCGATTAAATAATGGTGGCGCAATTCCAATTGTCACAGATGACACTCAATGGAGTGAATTAACAACCCTAGCAAGATGCGCATATAATAACGACCCAAACAATGTGTAAAGAAATCAAATCAATAGATTATGACCTCAAAGCACAGTCTTTGAAGTTCATTAGAGATGAAATAAAGTATCGTAAATTAAGGCAGCCGACAAAAAAACAGCTTATAAATATGTACCGATGGATAGCCTTAACAGAGACTTAATAGATAGGACTGCCGAAGTCGTGGCTCAGTTTCAAGTGAAGCTGGAGAATGTTTTACGCGAAAAAAGGCAGCTAAAAAACGATTCTGAAACGCTAAATAGTCTGACTTTAGAAAAGGATTATAACGGTATGTTTGTAGGCTTAACGGCTACCGATTATTTTTATTATGTTGTTCACGGTCGTGGGCCGGGTAGAATGCCGCCACCCGATAAAAACGGAAAATGGCTGCCTTATCCTGTTGCTAAGATGCTGGCCGAAAAGGGTAACAAGGCAAAGATGAAACCAACGGCGGACGCTTACGATGCTATTTTTGATGAAATGGTTGAGGCTATTGAAAAGGAGGCTGGTGATGTTGCATTGGCTTATATAAAAAAAACAAATCAAATTTTTGAATATGGAAAATAAGGAATATGTTGTAAAGATACAATACGACACAAAAGAAGCGGTTACAAATGTAGATAAATTAACTTATTCCATTTTAGCGGCAAAGCGAAATCAAAAGGAGCTTGATGAGCAATTTGAAAGTGGTAAGCTATCCCAAAAAGATTATGCTAAAGCAACCGCTGAGAATACAATGTTAATCCAAAAAGATACAGCAGAAAGAAAAAAGTACATTAATTATCTTGAAGCGGAAGCCTCAACAATGGATAAATTGAGGGCTCGTAATGCGGTACTTTTAGAACAACGGAAAAAATTAAACACAAATACAGCCGAGGGCAAGGCTAAGATAAAAGAGCTGACTGAAGAATATGAAGCGAATAGTAAGGCACTACTTGATAATGGTACTACCTTAGAAAAAAATAAAGCGAACGTAGGGAATTACATGGGTGCTATTAACGCTGGGCTTGACAAAATGGGGGGTAAATTTGGTCCCGTTGTCGATGGTTTCGTCGGTATGGGAAAGGCTGCAATGGCATTTGTCATGAACCCAATAGGCATTGTTATTGCGGCTATTGCTGGCGTGCTAATTGGACTTTACAAATCGCTAACCAGCACCGAGGCTGGCATGGCTAAGGTTAATAAAATAACATCTGTTTTTTCGGGCTTATTCAAAGGCTTAATGAAAGTACTTGAACCTGTTGCTAACTTCATTGCAGATAGAATAATAGTAGTATTTGATGCTTTAGGTAACGCAGCGGAAAAAGCAATTGGATTGGTTGCAGATGGGTTAGCCTTTTTGGGATTTGATAAGGCATCGGCTTCAGTAGATAAGTTTAACGCGTCAATTAATAATGCGGTTAATGGGGCGCAGGCACTTGTCGATGCTCAGGCAGAACTTGTAAAGGCGCAAAGGGAAGCAAATAAGGTTCAATTAGATTTTCAAAAGCAAGCTGAAAAATTTAGGCAAATTAGAGATGACGAATCGCTAAGTTTAGAGGAACGAATAAAAGCAAACGAAAATTTAAGTAAGTCATTAAAAGACCAATTAGCAGCCGAAATGGCTATCGCCAACATGGCTTTAAATGTTGCTAATTTAAAAATAAAAGCAGAAGGCGAAACGACCGAAGCCCTTGATGAAAAGGCGGCAGCGATGGAAAAAATTTCCGATATTCAGGAACGGATAACTGGTCAGGAGTCTGAATATTTGGCAAACGTAAATTCATTAAGGCGTGATAGCGCGGCGAAGCAATTAGAAATTGATACTAAAAAAGCAGCAGACCAGCAGGCCATTTGGGATGCGCAATGGGAAGCTGAAAAGAAATTACTTGAAGATAAAGCCGAACGCACTAATCAGGAAGCTGAATGGGCAAAAGAACAGGACGCGGCAACCCTCGAGGCTTCAATGGCTCTTTATGATGCGAA